GGTGACGCCCGACATGTCGTCGCGGATTTGCACGCCCGGAAAGATTTCGAGGTATTCGGAGGAACGCACGAGATCGCGGATACGGCCAGAGCATTCGACGGCCTTGTCGGTGGTGTGCGAAATCCACATGAAACGCCAAGTGGGGTGGCGACCCATGCACCAAGCCGTGAAGAGCATGAGGAGAACGGACTTCATCGAGCCGGGCGGCAGCATGAGCATGAGGCGGTCGACGGAGCCTGCGTCCACGTCTTGGAGGGTGGCGGCAATGGCTTCGATGTGGCGCCCGTCCCGGTAGTCGTTGCCGTCTAGCATGAGGTGGGCAAGCAGCTTGACGAAGACGTAGAACTCTTCGCGCGCCTCCAGTATTGCTTTTTGGTGGAGGGCGTTTGCTAGTTCGGCTTTAAGCTCTAGGAGCTTGTCGTCTTTAGTGGATACGGAGTTTGCGCTCAATGTCCGGCTCGGCTTCCTTGAGGATGGCAGTCAGTTCGCTGATGCGGGTGTCGAGTTCTTCTTTGGAGTGGATCGTGCGATGCGTGATCTCTTTCTTCTCGACGAACATGCCCAAGTACTTGGCAAGGTTTTCCATGGCGCGGTTGGCGTTAGTGAAGTCGCCGGACTGCATGGCTTGGGTGGCAATGTCGTTGAACCATTTGACGACATCTTCGACGTTGATTTTCATACGGGCTTTCTCCTCGATCTCGAAGGCTGTGACTAGGTCATGGAAGTAGGGGATGGACAGGTTCTCGTCTGCCATCGCCAAAAGGACGCGCGAGTTGTTGGTGTCATAGCCCGCGAGGCGCATGGCGCCGCATTTGTTGGTGCGCCCGTTCAGAGCGTATTGGCGGGCAAATTCGACTTGCTTGGGGGTTAGGCGTTTGATTTTGGAGATTTTGTCCCAGTTCGCTTGCCAAGTTTCGCGCAGGTGTTCGCGCACATCGCGGATGGCTTTGACGTTGTAGGACTTGACGGTGCGGGCAGGCTTGTGGATATTGAGTTCACGAAGTTCGCGTCTATAGATTGCCGCACGATTCGATTGAGAAGGCGGGTTAGGACGCTTGGCTGCCGCCCGCTTCTCTGCTTCGACTAGATATTTGGGTTTGGGTTTGGTGCTTCGCTTGGGTTCGTCACTCATGAAGGTGGTGCCTCGTCATCATCGCAACGCACGATGGACAAACGTGAGCGACCCTTCTGGCCTTCTTGAGCGTGGGTGACGCGGCCAGCATTAAAGAACCGCAAGCCATGACGTTCAAGGGCGGGGCGAATACGCTTCAGTTCGGCAGCAACGCCGTGTGATGTCTGAGGCAAACGCTCACGAGGTCCAATGTGCATTTCAAGTTGTCCAATCAGGTCGGAGTAGGTGCCTGAAAATTCCTTCTGCTTTTCCATCATCCGCAAGAGGGCGGAGGCCATGCCGTTGAATTCGAGCATTTGGATTTCGGCGTTGGAGCGGTTGTTGCTATAGACTTGCATCAAGCGCCCTTCCGGCCAACCAAAAGCGTTTTCGGCGGCAACGGCCCACACGGCAAATGCGGACATACGCGGCTTTTCAGCCAGCACTACATTACCATAGTTTTGCGTAGCAATCAATGCCGCGTTCATGAGGGAGCCTAATAGTTTTGAGTGCAGCGTGCTAAAGGTTTCCCAGAACTCGAAGTCGTCGCGACGTTGGCGCGGGTCGATGCGAGGCAGGTGGACGTGGATGGAGCGGTCCACAAGGTCGCCGCGTTCGACGACGTCAGGAATGCCGTTCATGGCTACGGGGCGGCAGACGCGCACGGCGGACTCTTCGGCGTTGGTATAGAGCGCGCGGCCACCTTGGGCACCAGTGCCTGTGCTGATGACGCAGAGCGCGTCGGACATCTTGTTGGAGATGTAGGAGACGTTGTCGTAGGCGAGGATGAAGGAGTTGCGGACCATGGCCTGGAGGTCGCGCTGGTCTTCTGGCGGGGTACGCATGTCGAGGGCATGCGGGTCGATGATGCGGCGCAGGAGGCGCAGGACGGTGGACTTGCCGGAGCCTTGCTCGCCCGATATGGTGAGGACCGGGTAGGGACCTTCGGGGCGCATGCAGCCGAGGAGCCATGCGGTGAGGAGCATTAGGTTGTCGTCGTCGGCAGCAATGAAGCGGCGCAACAGGGAGGGGAATTCGGAAGCAGGTGTGGAGAGATCGGGGTCCACGAGGGGCAGCATGCCCGCGCCGCGCAGAAGGCGGATGTGAGTGGGGCCACCTGAGATGCGCTCGATGCCGGAGGAAGTGATGCACCACGCATCGTTGAAGTCGTTGCCAATGTCGATGTAGAGTTCGCCGACCTTGCCGCCGATGCGGATGGAGTCCTTGAGCTTGCGGCCCTGCGTGCGGACCCAATGCGAGAAGTAGGTCTGGGCCGTGTTCAGGAGATCGCTGTTTGGGACGATGCTGATTTGGTCGACGCAGAAGGAAGTGAACCAGCCCCGGAAATCGCAGTGGCCTGCGGGCGAAACGGACAACGAACGACGGATGCCTCCCTCAGTATAGTCGAGGAAGAGGCGCCCGTCCTCCGTGGTCCATGGCGACAGTTGCTGCTTGGCATCGTTGAGGAGTTGGATGCGGTTAGTTTTGTCGGACATGATGTGGCTCCTAGGTTAGGAGCGCAATATACTCGCGGGTGAGAAGCCTGTCAACATTCTCACCAAAGCTCACTTGGGGTAGCGTGCTTTTATTTCGGCGATCTTGTCGAGCCATTCTTGCTGGGTAGCTTCGCCGCGCTGCCACTTAAAGAAGATCGGGTCGGACTCGACAGCATAGGCTTCGCGCCGTTGGATTTGGGCAGACTCGGCGCGGGCAGCCTGTTCGGCGGCGACTTCAGCGTCGGTGAGGGGACGGCGCTCGATGGTTTCGAGAATGTCGTCGGCGCGGATTTGGACGGTGGTGCTGACCGTGATGTCGCCCGGCAGGTAGGCAGTTGTCCAAGGCAGCCAGCCCGCAGCTTTCAGGGCATCGGCGGACATTTTGTTTAGGCCGCTGATGTTGCGCCATGATGTGGGCAAGTAGGTGGGGCCTTCAAGAACTTTGTTGTTTTCTACGTAACCGTAACGCATAGTGTCCTCCTATTTCATATTGTCGTTGCGAACAGTCGAGCGCCCTTCGCGGGGTCGGCCTGTAATGGTGGTGATGTCATCATGGAAGTCGTAAGCGTAGACGCCCATCTGGTGCATGGGGAAGATGTCGCTACGCAGCATGATGTCGAGTGGTGCGTTGATGCCGTAGCGGATGGCGTGCGCGAGCATGTTCTTGGCTACGATGGGGTCGATGGCGTAGGCGTGGGCGCGGCAAATGAAGTGGTAGTTGGGACCTTCAGATGCGTACGGTGGTGTGGGGTGGACGCCCCAACCTTGTTCGACTTGTTCGCGTGCGCCCAGGTAGCAGATGGAATTGACAAGGGCGTGCTGCTTGTAGGGTTGCAACATGATGGCGTCGTGTTCTAAGATGGCGAGCGGTTTGTCGTCTTCGACGCACTTGGCCCACAAGCTGATATGGGAGAGGGCGCAACAGAGTTCGGAGCGCGTTAGGTAGTGGTCAGTGATCTTGAGGCACGCCATGATGGGGTGGCCGACAAGCTTGGCGGGCGGCTGGATGGTGTCGCCGGTTCCGTCGTAGGCGTCCCAGAATTCGTAGGGCATGCCGACCTTCTGGCAGGATTCGGCGCAGACGGTGGCTTTGGATTCGGAAATGGCATGACCGCGAACGCGAATGATGTACGCCCGGTCGACGGCCATGTCATAAGAATAGAAGAGGGATTTCATGCTGCGGCCTTTACGGAAAGCCTTTCTTGTAGAGCTTGCCGCACGGAAGCAAGGGTGTCGTCCCATTCGCCGTATTTGGTTTGGCGGAACAGACGCACGCTATCGTACCAAGCAGAGCGTTCGCCGGGAACTGCCCACGTGTAGTAAGGTAGGACAGGAACTATGACCCATGTTTCGACGCCAAGGGCTGCGGCCATATGGGCAGTGCTGGTGCAGGAACTGATGAGAATGTCGAGGCCCGCGATGATGCTGGCAGTGTCTTCCCACGCCTTGAGTTGGTCGCGCAGGTCAGCGAAGGGTAGACCGTCCACCAAGTTCTCGTCGCGCTGCAAGCTGTAGAGAGTAACACCCGAAAGGTTGTGGAGGTCGATAAGGGGTTCGGATGGGAATACGCGGTGCTGCTGATGTTCGAACACGGGGCTGCCTGCCCAGCGAATGCCTACGCGCAAAGTGCCGGGTTTGGCGAACAGTTTACGGGGTTCGGCGGTCAGGTAGGGCGCACCTGAGAGGGTGTCCATTTCGTAGCCGAGGATGTGAGCCGCAGACATGGCCGGAACCCAATAGTCGTAATGGAGGCGCTCGACTGCTTCGTTATCGATGCAGATGTAGCCGTGACGCGCAAAGAAGGATTTGAGTTCGGAGGCGCAGGAGATGACTACGCGGGCACCCTTGACAGTGAAGTCGTGGGCAAAGCGGAAGTTAAGGATTTGATCACCGAAGCCACCTTCGCAGCGGAACAGGAGAGTTTTGTTTTCGAGGGGTTCGTCACGCCAGATCGGGCCAGGGATGCGTGGAAGCCCGAAGCAATTGATGAAACGCCCGGCATCCATAAGGTGCATACCCTTGGAGAGGTTGCCGTGGCGCATTTCGTGCCAACCTAAATTAAAGAGGACGCGGGCGTCGTCTTGTGGTTGAGCGCGCAAGATGTCTTCCGAAACGTCGGGATGGCCGTTGATGGAAGCTGTAAGTGCGATGTCAAGCGGATGTGTATTCATAGCGTAAAAGCTGCCCCTTGGTTTGTTCGAGCGCCTAATGTATTCTGTGCTTTCCAATTAGTTAAGGCACCAATTTGAACAGGGCTGCTTTTGTTAATTATAGTACCATCGCCAAGCTGCCCACTGGTAGCTGTACCCCAAGCCCACAGGGTACCGTCGGTTTTGATTGCATAAGAAGTGGTAGCACCTGCAAAAGCTGTTGTCCACGTTGTAAGAGCGCCGACTTGTACGGGGCTGCTTTTATCAGTTATGGTTCCGTCACCTAGTTGACCAGCGTTACCTGCGCCCCAAGCCCATAAGGTGCCGTCGGTTTTGACTGCTAAAGCGTGTGTATTTCCGCATGATATTGTAGACCATGTAGTAAGGGCGCCGATCTGGATAGGACTGCTTTTATTTACAACAGTTCCATCGCCCAAACGACCGTTGGCTCCATCGCCCCAAGTCCAAAGAGTGCCGTTTGTTTTGATAGCGGCAACAAATAAATTTCTGGCTGAAATTGAAGCCCAATTAGTTAAGGCACCAATTTGAACAGGGCTGCTTTTGCTTATGGTGGTGCCGTCGCCCAAATTACCGCTGGGATTAGCTCCCCATGACCAAAGAGTGCCGTCAGTTTTAATGGCTACACTAAAACCACCGCTGGCTGAAATTGAAGCCCAATTAGTTAAGGCACCAATTTGAACAGGGCTGCTTTTGCTGATAAGAGTGCCATCGCCTAATTGTCCCGACGTGCCGATACCCCAACCCCATAAGGTACCATCTGTTTTGATGGCTAAGCTATATCCGCTACCAGCGGAAACTTTGGACCATGTAGTAAGGGAGCCAATTTGAGTCGGAGAAGCATATTGGTAAAGGTTGGAATTTTGGCCACATTCTCCGTTGGTGTTAAGACCCCAAGCGTACAAAGTGCCGGAGTTGGTAATTCCTATTGAATGGTCCTCGCCATAGGAGGCACTTGCATAGTTGCCGACAAGGACCGGAGAAAGCACGTTGCCTTGGTTAAGACCTAATACACCATTCGTTCCAGACCCCCAAGTCCAAAGGGTGTTGTCTGTTTTAATAGCTAAGCTGCTAATATCGCCAACAGAAATTTTTGACCATGTTGTAAGAACACCTACTTGAACGGGGCTGCTTCTACTAATTTGAGTTCCATCACCTAATTGAAATGAGCTATTTAACCCCCAAGCCCATAAGGTGCCGTCGGTTTTTACAGCCAAGCTTGTTGCGTTGGCGGAAGCAATTGCAGACCAAGTAGTAAGGGAGCCGATTTGAATGGGGCTGCTTTTGCTTACAGCGGAGTTATCACCCAATCGACCACTAGCGCCATTACCCCAAGCCCATAAAGTCCCATCCGTCTTTACTACTACACTAAAAGATGAGCCTGCTGCAACTTTTGACCATGTTGTAAGCGCGCCAATTTGAACTGGGCTGCTTCTATTAATGGTATTATTTGTGCCTAACTGACCCAAATTATTAGCACCCCAAGCCCAAAGTGTTCCATCTGTTTTTACTGCTAAAGCGTGGCCAGATCCCACGGAAACTTCAGCCCAGTTTGTAAGCCCACCTACTTGAACGGGGCTGCTTCTACTGATGACAGTACCGTCTCCAAGTGCCCCATCAAAATTACCGCCCCAAGACCACAATGTTCCATCCGTTTTAATGGCCATGCTAATAAAATCACCAACTGATATTTTGGCCCAAGTAGTGAGCGCCCCTATTTGAATTGGGCTACTTTTACTAACAACAGTTCCATCCCCTAAATTACCATAAAGATTATTCCCCCAAACCCACAATGTTCCATTTGTTTTGATGGCAAGACTAAACCCATTACTTCCACTTGCGGAAACTGAGGACCAATTTGTGAGTGCCCCCACTTGAATTGGGCTGCTTTTCAAAACAGTAGTGCCATCACCAAGCTGTCCGTTAGAATTACCGCCCCAAGCCCATAGGGTGCCATCCGTTTTTACAGCTAAACAAAAATTGCCACCAGCATTAATCGTAGACCAAGTAGTAAGCGCACCTACCTGTTGAGGCGTAGCCCAATTGAGAGCCGTATTGTTTCCGACAGCGCCCGCAGTATTGGTGCCCCAAGCGTAAAGAGGATTGTCACCAGCAGCAGGAAAAGTTGCAAGAAGCTTTTCGATAAGAAGCATTACTTGGAGTCCCTAATAGATTGAACACCGCGCCAAATAGCGCCACCATCGTCGGTAATGAACACGAGAACATCGACGCCTGCTGCCGTTAGGGTAGGCGCAGTGCCGCCCGGCCAATCCACCGAAGCGGGCCACGAAACCGTAAAGGCGCCACCATTAGTAAGCTCTAATATAAGGCCCGCTGCCACAGTGCTGATGGGCGCGTTTGCAAATACGAAGGTGGTGCTGCCACTGACTTGAGCGGAAAAGAAATTGGCAACAGCCAAATCAAGGGTTGTAGTCGCCGACACTTTGGCAAGGGAGGTCTTGGCCAGCGTGTAGCCTGAAATGGCGTCCAGTGTGTAGGTGCGAATCTGACCCGCATTGATTTGGCGAGAGCCAAAGCCAGATGCTGAGACTTTGGAGGTTTCGAAGCGGTCAGTAGCCGATACGGCTGTTGCGGAGGTAAG